CAGGTTTCGCGCCGAACATAACGTGGATGCTGTTCTCTTTAAAGAAGAGGACGTATCCGCTGTGAGATATGCACCCAGTGAAGTCCCCGTCAGAGCCTACTGTCACTGTGTAGGAATCTGTCGATAATCCCTCATAACAGTTCCAGTTAGTCGGGTCCCCCAGCTTCGATGCGTAGATCTCATGGGTCAGTGAATTGCACCCCCACAGCCTGTTATTGTGTTCGCAGATGAAGTCCATGTCCTGGCATTTCCTTTTGATGGTGATGCCAGATGCCTGCGTGAATGCCGTCCGCTTTACAATGATGTCATCCGCTTTGTACTTGGTTCTTGTGATGGTGACTCCGGATGCCTGCGTGAAGGCCGCGCTGAGAGTCCCATCAACCAGGATGTAGTTTGTCCCTGCCTGCAGGATGGTCTTCGACGTGTTGTAGGCAGAACTGCTGCACCCAGCGATGGTGACCACATCCCCTTCAGAGAACTTGTTTGCAAGTCCGCCTCCGGAGATCTTTGTTTTATCGGACCCTGAGTAGTAAGGCTCAAATGTCATGGTGCCGGACTGCGTGTGGGTCTTGGCAGGGAAGGCCTTGTTCACTACAATGTAGCCTGTCCCTTTTGATGTGACCTTTGCGTCCTTTACATTCAGAGCAGAGTCAATACATCCGATGACCTTGACTTCATCATTCGCTTTGAACTTGTCCTGGATGCCGTCCCCGTTGATCCGCATACTGCTGCTGGATGCAAGGATCTCACAGTCCCCTGTATAGGTGTTCTGAATGGATGCAGTGACCACTATGTAGTTTGTGCCGATCTCCGTGATGGTCTTGGTCACAGGTCCGCCGTCCAGCTTAAAGGAATCATCACTCACGCCAGCAATCTCGATGCCGTCGTACTGCTTAACGACATTCTGAATGTTTGTGGCAGTGATCTTCGTGAAGACAGAGTCTGTTGACAGCTCTTTAAAAGTGATGGTCCCACTCTGGGTGTAACTTGCCTCAATGGCTGTCACTTCCCCTGTCGCCGTGTTGAATATCTTCTTGTCAGGAAAGATGACAATGTAAGCACCCATGCCCACGATCTGTTTCTTCCCATTGGTCACTGTCAATCCGGAAACGACATTCCCGTTGTAGTAGCAGGTTGTGCCGTCCACATAGAACAGGTGGTTTTTATAGTAGAGTCCATTCGGAGTCGCGAAGGTCCGCAGCGTAGTCCCCCTCGGAGCTCTTGTGGCGATGGCAGGATAGAAGCGGTCCGAGACATTTTCCATCTTGGAAAACTCTGCCGTCCCATTCACAAGGTTTTCATTCAGACCCTTGAAGGCTCCTACCGCTCTCTGCGTCTTCTGTGGATAGCTGTTGATGAATGGCAGTCTCATCTTCCCACCACTGGTTTCGGATAATTATTCCGACGGAACTCCGCTGCGTAGTCCGTCCAGGCAGCTGAATGCATTGCCGCATCAGCGTTGTATCTCTCGATCTCCCCGTTTGTGTAGTCCATCTTTGCGTAGAGATATGTCTCATAAACATCCTTGTGGGCATCCGGAACAGCCAGTGTCCTCTCCGCATCCAGTGCGTACCGATACGGAGTGAAGGTCTCTGCCTTCCACTTGGACCTGTTGATGACCTGCTCATAGACCTTATTCTCGATCTCATTGATCCATGCGGTCTTTTTGTCTTTGTCGAACTGGTTTGGGCGGTTCTCATCCACCTCTGCGATGATGTCAGCCAATGTCATGGTCGTTCCCTCCTTTACTTCTGACATTACCAAAATCAGAAAAAAATATGCACCAACTAAAAAAGGGAGACCCAAACAGGCCTCCCTCTCCATATTCTCTTGTTACGGATTCTGTTCCAGCCACTTCTCTGTGGCTTTCCTCCAGAGCCTGGGGACATCTGCAATCACCCATGCTTCTCCGGTCTTCGGATTGATTTCACCATTCTTAATCTTAGTGCCGTAGAATTTACCCATATCATTCCTCCTCCGGAACAAGGTCCGATACTGCCAGCCCAAGGTCCTCAATAGCTCCGTCCTGCGTTGCCTGTGATTCCTCCAGGGCATCCACTCTAAGCTCCAGTTCAGATTTCTCGCGGAAGCTGACAGTGACAGTTACTGTGCCGTCCTCGTTGTCTGACCTGGTGGTAGGGGCATTGAATGTCAGATTCGTATAGACCCCTGTCTCCTCAGGCTCTACGCCCTCCTCACCGGAATGAAGGAAGGTCACTTCGGCGATGTTCTCCGGAGTGATAACAGCACAGATGGCAAGGGCATCCTCCTCATCCTGCGCGATGTGCTGGATGTTCTGAAGGCTTGCACCTTCTTCGATCTTGATGAGTGTATCATCAGCAAGTTTCATATAATCCATGATAGTTTCTCCTTTCATTTTGGTTTTGTTTAGGGCGCATAATGATGCTTTAGGGACTAAAGCGGATGTTGCTACGACATCATTGACCCCGGTTGTAAATTCAAATGTGACCGCCGCACGCGCAAATTTTATCAGATTCGGAAATTACATCACGTATTCTTTGGCGTTTACAACCACGCAAACTCTTGCATCCGGGACAAACTTTTTTCAGTTGCCGAGCGGATATACTGTCGCGGCAACGCAGGATATACCCATCATCACAAAAGATGGTCACGTCGCAACACTGTATGCTACTGGAAGAAATCTTGCCGCAAATGGCTCTGTCCCGGCTGGTGCGTACTTTGCGAACGGCACGATCGTGATCAGTTAAATAGCTATTTACAGATTGACGTTTAAATAACTCTTTATATAAAGCACGGTCAGCGCACACTCCGTCGTTACCGAAGAACTGCCGAAATTTTTAAGTCTAACTGCGGCTCCAGTTGCCGCGGCGTGTGCTTGTACTGCACAGGGCACGACATTTGCATTTCTTGTGTTGAAGGCACAGATACCGACAGGAACATATCCCTCTAAGTCGTTTATCCCGAACTGACTTCCGTTTATAGTGACTTCACTACCTGCGCCTACCGTGTACGAGCAATTATACGTTTTTCTGCCAATACTGTGCGAGAAAGCATCATTAAGTGAACTAATGTTATCGTTAAGGACTTTACCTTCCCTGGCATCCAGGGCATATCCGGCCTGACTCGCAGGCGTGGTCAGATTGTTAAGGACATGGGACTTGTCGAACTTGTTCGTGTTCAGTGCTGACAGGATGTCCGTTACTGTTCCGCTGCCGATTGCAGAAATGTCTGTGGAACCAAGCAGTTTATAAAGATACCTTATGTTCTTCGCGAACTGGCTGATCTTTCCCATCAGACTTGTATGGGTCTCCCCTGTCGCCAGCGGAGTCACGGAAGTCCAGCTGGTAGCAGCAGAGTCCTGCACATCAGATGAAGTGAAGGTCACCACATTATTCTGTGTATCGCCTGTTTTGATCTCCGGTCCAAGGGCTGCGTCCAGCGCACCCTGCCCATAAATGGTCGTGTTGAAGTTGTCAACCAAAGGACATAGCGGTCCAGGGTCACCCTTCGCGCCTCTGGGCCCTGCGACCTGCACCACATACACCCAGGACGAATTGCCCTTCCGATACACTTTGCCGTTGTCAGCATCAGACAGGTCATTCGCTGCAATGATGACATAATCGCCGACAGATGTATCTGTCCCACTGTAGTCATTGTTCATCGCGCTGACGGAGGCATAGGTCTTCTTGTATTCAAAATTCTGACCTGCCGCGCCTGCAGGACCTTTTACATTTCCTATAAGAGTATGGATTAAAGCCATTAGTTTCCGTCCTCCGTTTCAAAGTAGAGATTCCCCGTTGCGGAATCGTAGTAGAATGCGTTGCTCATGTCCTCTGCGGACACTACATAAAGGTCTCCGGCATCGGTCACATACATGGTGAAGAATCCGCTGATAGGGGCAGTGATTCCGCTCTCGCCTCGCTCGCCCGGGTCACCCTTGTCACCTTTGTCGCCCTTGAACTCTCCGGATGCCAGCCTTTCAAGAAGGTCGTCCTCCAGTTCCTGGATGTCAATAAGGATGCTCTCAGCTTCCCTTACGTCCTCCAGTGTGCTTTCAACAGCATCGATGGTCGCCGCCGCTCTCTGTTCAAGGACCTGGGCGTTCGCCGTTCTCTGTTCCTCGGATACCTGCCGTGAGACCTCATAGGCCTGTCTCGCATTCTCAGCTGTTTCACGCAGTTCCTCCGCAGCCTGTCTCGCATTCTCAGCTTCTACCCTCGCAGCTTCAGCAATCTGTACCGCCGTTTCTGCTGCGCTGATTGCCGCCTCGATCTGCTCCAGCTCGGACAGGTCGCCTTCGTACTGGGCAGGCGAGTTGATTGCATCCTCGACAAAGAATGCCCCTGGATAGGATGTCCACTTCACCTTGCCGTCCTGCGTAAGGGCTCTGATCTGAACCAGTACAGTGCCAGGCACCTGCAACATGCTGTTGACCACATTCAGCTGCATGTTTATATAGTCATCGGTAATCTCCACGACATCCAGGAAGGCCGTATCGGTTCCGTCATTTGCATATTTGAGATCAAGTCGGAAAGCCAGGTTGCTCAGATCCACTCCGCCCGAAGTGATTCTGTCAATGCGGAACAGACGCTGCTCTGCGTTCCCGTCGTAGTTCGTACCGATATTGTATTCTTCCCTTGGGATGAGGAGCTCCCTGTTTCTTACAATGATCATGGTCTCTCCTTAAAAGGGCGGACATAAGGGTCCGCCCGTCCTATCAGAACTCTCCGAGATTCTTTACTCCCTCAATGGAAGCCATGTACTTTCCTGCCATCTGCTTCTGGTATTCGGACTGCTGGAGTACTTCCGCAACGACTCTCGGAACCCTGATGCCAGCTACCCCACGGGGGATCTGATACATCTTGCCGTTCACGCATACGTCAACGGGGGCAGAGTATCTTTCCTTGTCGTAGAAAAGCGGAGGAAGCTCCACTCTATCCTCGTCAGAATAGGGGACCACTTCTGCTGCCTTGACAGTCTCTTCGATGTTCTCGGTCTTTTTTGTCGCCATAGCTTTTCTCCCTCTATTTTTGGGCGGCGAGTAGAGGGTGACTCGTCGCCCTGTCAGACCACTACCCTCTGGTCAATGGTCACTGGTTATGCGGTCGCTCCGGTCTCAATACGGACCATGTAAGCATTCACCAGGATCTCAGCGGTCTTGGCTGCCTTCCAGCCTACAGTAGCTCTCTGGTCAAGCGGATCAGATGTACCGCCGCTGCCCTTCTGCTTGATGATGGTCTGCAGGCCACCGCCGGAAATATCGGTTACACCATAGGCACCTTCACCGATGATAAGTGTGGAGTAAACATCCGCACTGGATGCACCAGCACCTTCAAAGATCTTCGCCTCTGTGGTCTCAACAAATCTGACGCCTGCGATCTGACCAATCTCATTACGATACATATGCTCCGGAGAAGTGTACTTCTGCCAGTCAACCCAGGTCGGATCAGACATAAGGTCGAATGCGATGTCCGGATGAACGATACCGACATAGTTGCCGTTGATCATCGGGGCATCCTGTCTCTTCAGAGTACGAACTGCCTTGCGGACAGCCAGTACTGTCAGCTTGTCGGATGCGGTCAGGGCAGACCTTGCGGACTTGGTGCCGTCGCCGTACTGGACATTGGTACCAGCGTTGATGATCTCTCTTGTAACAGTATCCATGGACCGCGCACCCTGGGAGGCTATCAGCTTCAGAGCCTCTTCTGCCATGGGGTCAATTGCGGTCTGCATGATGAAGTCGGTAAGGCAGACATAGCCACCATACTGCTTCACAGCGCTGGTTACTGTGTAAGTATCAAGAGCCTGGCCATTCGGAGTCACACCCTCGGTGAGCTGGGTCACGATTTTCGGAAGTTTCGTGAAGGCACGGAACTCGGTTACCTTACCTCTGCCCTGCGGAATCGGTCGTTTCTGACCGAACTGGTCATGCACCAGCAGGGGCTCTGCCAGGTCGATAAGTCTGTCCTGGTAGTAGGTCTTCATTTCATGCGACAGGTCGTTTCCGGTCGTCGCAGAGGTTGTTGCGTTGATAACTGTATCAAACAGTTTCAGATTCAGAACAAAATCCATGAGTTTGCTCATGCTGTATTCTCCTTTCATAGGCTGTGGGAGCTTGCCCCATGCTATGACAGGTTGATGATCTCTCCGCTCATAGCACGTCTAGACAAGGCTTCCCTGTCTGCTTTCGTAAGTTTGGAGACATCTGTTCTGACAGTCGCCGCAGCGCGATGGGAGGACGCATTCTCTCTCGGCCTTCCGCCCCTGGCTGCAATGTCATTTGCTGTTGCCTTGCGGACCTCCTGTGCAGTGTACTGCATAGCACCCTGCAGGATCTCAGCATCATGCATAGCCACATAGGCTGACTGCATGTTGACGCCCTGCGAGAGGAGCTTCCGGAAGGTCTCGTTCTGTAACTCGGACTGAAGGTCGAAACTGGGGAAGACCTGCTTCACCTGCTCCGCCTGTTCCTGCCACTGAGCTACCTGCTGTTGGACTTCCGCTTCCCTTCTCTGCTGGGCGACCTGCGCTTCATAGGTCTGAGCCTTCTGTTCAGCATCATGAAGTCTTCTGTACTGGTCAACTGTCAGCCCTTCCTCCATTGCCCTGTCTTCAAAGTAGGAATCATCTTCCGATACTTTCTCTCTGAGGGCATCCAGGTCAAGGTCATTTGAGTCCAGCCCATACTTTGCAGCTACGATTCCAAGGATATCGCCCTGCCGTGAGAGCAGGTCCTTATCTCGTTTGCTGTCACGCACTCTGCTGCGCACGATGTTCTGGATGTACTCGTCTGCCTCTTCCTTGTAGTCACCTTTGATAAGGTCTTTGAAGGATGGCCTGTCTCCTGTCGGCGTGGCGTCCGCCGTCCCTGCCGTTGCAGGATTCGCCACATTTCCGGTCGCGACTCCGGTTACGCTTCCTGTACCTCCTCCTGCAGGGGCTGCGCCTTCCCCGTCAAAGAGCCTGAGGTTCAGTTCAAAGTTCTTCATATTCCCTCTTTTCTGGCTATACGCCCATCGTCTTTCCGACGTGTCAATCTCATGATAAATGATTTTTTTGTTCAGATGCACCCACTAATAATGGGTCACTCTTTTTCCACTTCCACATGGATGTTCTGAGGATATTTCTCCTCAATAATCCGATACCCAGTGAGGATCACCGACCACACCACATTCCATATGTCTTTATGCTTCACATGGAAGTCTGCTGTCACCGCGCCAGGCACTGCCTCCGCAGCTACCCCCGTGATGATTCCGCCCTTCTCATAGATACCGAGGTTCCGGAGCAGGTTATACGAATTCTGCGAAATGGCAGCGCACACTGGGTCATTCCCTGGCTGGAACATGGCATGTCCGTGAATGGATATCCTTACATGGTCCCTGTCCTGTTTATATCTGACCTCCGTCATCACTTGACCTCCGCAGATTGCTGGATCCTTTCTCGCATCTTGTCAGCCTGTGTGTTACCCCTTGCCACAGGCTCTCCGTAGCTGTTCTGATCAAACTGCTGGACAGCACCGCCCTGCGGAGTCCCTGCCTCTCCAGCCATGCCCTGTGCCTGCAGTGCCTGCAGGATTCTGCTGTCACCTGTCGTCTCTGCCATCAGCTGTGCCATCTGTCCCATGGTCTGCTGCATCTGCTGAAGCTGGTCAAACATCGTGCCGTTCTGCTGGATGCGCTCTTTACACTTCTCTTTCCCTTCAAAGTCCATCATCTCGATTGTGGCGAGTGCCTGGTCCGTCAGCTGTGGATTGAAGAAGCCAAGGTTATAGAACTGCAATGCAAGTTCGTTCTGACTCATACGGGAATACGGATTG